CGATGATGGGGAGCAAGTACTGAGTGATCTCAAGAGAAGGTTCTCTTTTGAGACAACCACTTTCGTTTCTGGCGATCCACATCAATCCGCGTTCCAGGAAGGGCAACGAGCCGCTGTGCTTACGATCGTCAGAATGTTGTCCGAGGAACAAGAACCTAGATAGGAAATACTATGAGCGAGGAGACAACCCTAGATACAGGATCTCAACAAGTCGCTGAACCAGTTGCAGCTGAGGCAGTAGCAGCCGAGCCAGTAATGGCAGAGCCTGTTGCGGCAGAACCAGTTGCAGCGCCCGCGCCAGAAGTGGCGCCACAAGGGAGCTGGATGGACGGTCTTGATGAGGTCTATCGACAAAACCCGCTTATCAATAAGTGGGAAACATTGAATGATTTTGCAAAAACTCATCTCAACGCACAAAAACTTATAGGCGCAAACAAGATTGCAAAGCCTGGGCCAAACGCTACGGATGATGAGATCCGCGCGGTTTACCAGGAGCTGGGGGCGCCTACAGATCCAGCAAACTATGAGTTGGATCGCACTGAAATCTTTGACGATATTTCTTTCGAGGCTTTCAGAAACAAGGCGTATGAGATGGGATTATCAAACAAGCAAGCCCAGGCAGTGGCAAGTTTGTATGAGGAACAAGTAACGAATGGCCTACAAGCGTTTGAGCAACGCGCAGAGGAGGCCAGGTTCCAGGGCGAACAACAGTTGCGCCAGGAATTTGGGCCAAACTTTGAGGCTAGATTGAATATGGCGCGCTCCGCTGGTCAAACAGTTATGGAAGATCCAGAGGTGTTTAACCAGATCCAGTTAGCTGATGGTCGCATTTTGGGCGATCATCCCGAAGTTGTTAAGGCGTTTGCAAAGATCGCTGAGATAATAGGCGAGGATAGCCTGGTCGGAGAGCCTACAGATTTTGTGATGAGTCCGCAAGAAGCGCGGCAGCGTATCGCAGAACACATGCGGCCTAATACGCCGTATACTATTGCTGGACACCCTGAGCATGACGCGGCAGTTGCCGAAGTCTTGCGCTTGCGTGGCTATGCGAGTGGATAACCGAGAGGCCCACACCGCAAACTTGTGCGTCAAGTGGATTAGCGGCCCTTAGCCGTAGCATTGGCCCTGAAAAGGATAACCAAGCGCAGCAATTTAAACTGTAACAAGCTAGGAGATTAGGCAAATGTCTACTCAAATTACTACAGCTTTTGTCCAACAGTTTTCTGCAAACATCCAAATGCTGTCACAGCAAATGGGTTCTCTGCTGCGTAACGCGGTGGATGTAGAAAGTGTTAATGGCGAAAAAGCTTTCTTTGACCAAGTGGGTTCAGCGGCAGCTGTCCTACGCACATCGCGCCATGCGGATACACCGATTGTGGACACACCACATTCACGCCGTATGGTTACAATGTCTGACTACGAATATGCGGATCTGATCGACGATCAGGACAAAGTTCGTTTGTTGGTAGATCCGACATCAACTTACAGCCGTGCAGCGGCAGCTGCTATGGGTCGCGCAATGGATGATGTAATCATCGCAGCGGCACTAGGCACAGCCAAAACAGGTAAAGATGGCTCATCTGACACAGTACTTCCATCAGACCAAAAGATTGCAGTTGCATCATCTGGTTTGACGATTGCTAAGTTGGTTGAGGCGAAGCAGATCTTGGATGAGGGCAACGTTGATCCGTCAATCGCTCGTCACATTGTTTGCTCACCGAAGCAGATCTCAGACCTGTTGAACAACACGACTGTAACATCAAGCGACTACAACACTGTGAAAGCGTTGGCTATGGGTGAAATCAACACATTCGTTGGCTTCAACTTCCATGTAAGCAACCGTCTAACAACCGATGGATCTGGTGATCGCCAGGTTATCGCGTTTGCGGCAGACGGTATCAAGTGTGCAATCGGCAAAGAGCCTTCTGCGCGCATTGATGAACGTGCAGACAAATCATACGCAACGCAAGTTTACTACTGTCAATCAGTAGGTGCGACACGTATGGAAGAAGCCAAAGTCGTTGAAATCGCGTGTAGCGAATAATAAGGAGACTGACAAATGGCTACTGTATATTCAGCACAACGCACAAATTCACGCGCAACACCAGCCGTGATGAACAAAGCAAATGAGCTTAGTGGACGTATCCGCGTAGCTCATGGCACATACGAGGCATCTGCGCTGGCGTCTGGTGACGTTATCGAGATGTTTGTCTTGCCTGATGGCGCTCGTTTGTTGACAGGTACTCTTGCGCATGATGCGCTGGGTGCATCAACAACATTGTCTGTAGGTTATGCAGCACACGTAAACGCGGCTGGTACAGCTGTGTCTGCGTCTGCGGCGGCTTACAAAGCGGCAGCTGCGTCAACATCTGCGGCAAAGAACGACATTCTTGCTACTCTAGCTCTAGGCTCAGGCTCAGAGACAGACACAAACGAGGATGGCGTGGCAATCACAGTAACAATGGGCGGTGCAGCTGGCACTGGCACCATTGAGCTGACCATCATGTATGTGGTAGACTAAATTGAGCGGGGCGGGAAACCGCCCCCTCTTTTACATGGAGATAGCGGATGACAAGTACCGTTGATATTGCAAACTATGCGCTTAACACCTTGGGTGCGTCGAACATCACAACATTGGATGAAAACAGCAAACCAGCGCGCATTGTCAATCAGCGCTATGATGCAGTACGTGATAGCGTATTTCGCTCTCATCCCTGGAATTGCCTGATACGTCGAGCGGAGCTTCCCCAGGAAACAGATAGCCCTACATACGGCTATGCGTACCAGTATTCCCTGCCGACTAATCCGTATTGCTTGCGGGTGTTAGAGTTTAGCAACGGCACGTTGACGTTCCCTTTTGACAACATGCGCAGCAACAGTGATACACCAGCGTTTATCATTGAGGGCCGTAAGCTTCTTACGGACGAAGGTACAGCGCGGATCAAATATGTTGCCAGGATTACCGATCCTCAGCAATATGATGCGGGTTTGATCGAGACATTGGCGGCAAGATTAGCATATGAAATCTCGTATGCGATCACAGGATCCACAACAATGCGGCAACTTACAGCTGCGGATTACGATCGTAAGCTAAAAGAGGCTACGTTCCAGGATGCAACCGAGGGCGCACCAGAGCGCATTGAGGCTAACGACTTTATCGAAGCGAGGTTCTAATGGCCCGTTCAGCTCCTTCGCTCAGTACATTTACAGCTGGCGAGATCTCTCCGCGCCTGGAAGGGCGTGTTTCTTTAGAAAAGTATCGTGCTGGCCTATCGGATCTGACCAATATGGTTGTGCAACCACATGGTGGCGTAACGCGGCGTCCTGGCACAGAATACCTGGGAGCGGTTAAAGACAGCGCAGATAAGACCAGGCTAATTCCGTTTCAGTTTAAAACGACAGACACATATATCCTGGAGTTTGGCGATCAGTATATGCGGGTTTTCCGCAATGGTTTGCAAGTTCTGGAGGGATCTTCGCAAACAATTACTGGTGCAACACAAGCGGATCCTGGTGTTATTACAATATCAGGCCACGGCTACAGCAATGGTGATGAAATTTACCTGGATAGCGTAGGCGGTATGACCGAGCTGAATGGGCGCAACTATCTCATTGCAAACGTCACAACGAACACATTTACCCTGCAAGATCTCTTTGGCAACGACATCGATACGACAGGGTTTACTGCGTACACCTCTGGGGGATCTGTTGATAAGATCTATGAGGAAACTACGCCTTATGCGATTGCGGACGTATTTGATTTGCGCTTTGCGCAATCAGCGGATGTTATGTATTTTGCTCATCCAAGCTACGCAATTCGCACTTTGTCCAGGACAAATCACAATGCCTGGACGTTTGCGACAGCAACAATTACAGGATCGCCCAGCCCAGCGCTAACAGGATCTGATAATTACCCAAGCGTGGTTACGTTTTTTGAACAGCGTTTGGTATTTGCGGCAACAAACAACAATCCACAAACAATCTGGTTTTCTAAAAACGCGGATTATTTGAATTTCACAACAGGTTCAGCGGCTGATGATGCGCTAATCTACACGATTGCGTCTAACCAGGTGAATAGTATTCGGTACTTATCGCCTACGCGAGTGCTTACAATCGGCACTTCGGGCGGTGAATATGTGCTTACAACAACCAATAATGGGCCTGTTACGCCAACATCTACAGTAATCCGCAAGTATTCTAACTATGGATCTGCGAATACTGAGCCTGTCCAGGTCGCTGATGTTACCTTGTTTTTGCAACGTGGCGAAAGAAAGGTGCGTGAGTTTAAGTATGTTGGTGAAGTAGATACAGCGGGCTACCAGGCGCCAGATCTTACCGTCCTAGCAGAACACATAACCGAAGGTGGCCTGGAACAGTTTGCGTATCAACAGGAGCCTGAGAATATTGTTTGGGCTGTGCGCAGTGATGGTACTCTTGTCGGTCTAACGTACCGTCGAGAGGAGGACGTTGTTGCTTGGCATAAGCATGTGATCGGTGGCGAGTTTAGTGGCGGTCAGGCAGTAGTCGAGAGCATTGCCACCCTGCCGACAGATACGGGCAATGATGAGCTTTATATGATTGTGAAACGCACAATCAATGGCGCAACTATGCGCTACGTCGAGGTTATGAAAAACTTTGACTTTGGTGGCGCAACAACGTCTGCATTCTTTGTAGATAGTGGCCTGGTTTATTCTGGCAGCTCTGTATCAGGCTTTAGTTCGCTGTATCATTTAGAAGGTGATACAGTTTCTGTACTTGCCAATGGCGCGTCACATCCAGACAAAACCGTGTCAAGCGGTGCAATCACGCTCGATTTCTCAGCAACCAGCGCAGCTGTAGGCTATGGATACACAAGCTCGATGCAGACCTTGCGGATCGAAAGCGGATCTAGCGATGGGGTAAGCCAAGGCAAACCGAAGCGGATCCACGGCATTACGGTTCGTTTGTTCGAGACAGTTGGTGTCGAGGTTGGCAATGATAGCGGCGAAATCGATAGGATCTTTTTCCGCGATAGCTCAATGAACATGGATGAAGCTGTGCCATTGTTCACTGGTGACAAAGAGATTGAGTTTCCTGGTGGTTTTGACGACGATGATAGGCTATACTTGCAACAAACGCAGCCCCTGCCTTTGACAGTCCTGGCGCTGTACCCACGAATGAATACGTTTGACAAATGATAGCTAGACCCTTGACCAGATCACACGTACTGCATGTTGCAGAAAGAGCGCCTAGACAGAACCAGTCTCAGATGGGGTTGGTTCTTTCTAGTTTGCCTGTCTACACAATGCCTGGTCGTGGACTAGCATTGCTCGATGGCGGCGATGTTTATGCTGTTACTGGCCTGGCGCCGTTATGGGATGGCGTTGCGGAAGCCTGGTTTTTGCCGACTAAGGATATGCGTCAAAAGAAAATACAGACAGTTCGATTGGTTCGGCGCGAGTTAGACGCGGCGATCGAGCGTTTGAAATTGCATAGAGTGCAAGCGGTTGTGCGATCTGATTTCGTCGATGCACACAAGCTTGCTAAGTTCCTGGGCTTTCAAAGCGAGGGAACAATGAAAAAGTACGGGCCAGATGGTTCGGATTATGAAAGGTACGCAAAATGGCTGAATCGCTCCCATTCATAATGGCTGGATCCCAGCTGATCGGCGGTGCGTCCGAGGCAGCTGCGGCTAATCGAGCGGCAGAGGCCGCAAGAGCGGTTGGTGAGTTTAACGCCCAGGTTATTGAGCGCGATGTAAACTTGCTGGAAAACCAGCGTACCATCATTAACAATAACTTGCTTATCTCGAATGAACGCAAGCGGATGCAGTTCCGCAAAGTTCAGGGTGAGGTTGTGGCTAACTATGCATTCGCAGGGGTGGATATTTCCCAGGGAACGCCAATGCAAGTTTTGCGCGAGAATGCGCGCGAATTAGAATACGAGATCACGGTGGACAAGTTTAACAACTATGTCACCAACATGCAGATCAATGATGCGCAAGAGGACACCAGGCTTACAGCACAGCTATCCAGGATGGAAGCTGGTGCATCAGCTGCGGCATTGCGCGCCCAGGGTACTGCAAGCCTTATCTCTGGTTTGGGATCCGCTGCGCGGATTGGTTACGAAACAAATATGTTTGGGTGATAATAAATGCGTATTCCTACTTATCGTGTAAGCTCTACCCCGACAGGCGAAGCGCCAGGACGTAGCTTTCGTGCGCGCATGAGCGCAACGCCGTTCATCCAACAGGCGCAAGCTGAGGGTGGTATTGTCAAAGAGTTTGCGCGGCAAGCTGGTGAATTTGCAGCCACACGATACAAAGCTGCCAGGGAAACGCAGATCAACGAAAAGATCATTGCTGGCGAAGAAGCCTTGCGCGAAGAAGCGCGGAGATTGTCACAGATCGAAACTGGCAAATTGCGCGATGTTTTCAACGAAGGCGGCAAAGAGGAGGAGGGGCTTTGGTCTCAATCCTCTACACTCGCGCGCGAAAAGCTCCTCGAAGATGTTAAAGATCGTGAAGCTCGTAGGATCTTAACTGATCGATTTAACCAAATGGAGCTTACTCATAGGTTCCGTTTGCGTGGCACAATCGATCAGAAGATCGACCAGGCTAACCAGGCTGCGCGTACTGCGCGCGCTCAAGGCACAATGACAACAGCGGGCATGGCAAATGACGTTAAGGAGTTCGACCTAGCACTAAACAACTTTGGGGTTGATAGCGTTCGCTTGGGATCTCTTGGCCTGGGCAACCCAGATGCGCTGAAAAAACAAGAGCTGGCAGTGGTCGTTGGCGCTGTAGACATGCAAGTGTCGCGGTATATTAATGGATCTGAAACACCGAGCAAAGCCCTGGAGGCATTGCGCCAGGCATTGCGTGACGGGGATGCGTCCCTAGCTGGCGATGGTCAGATGGCATTCTACGCTCTCAGCAAACTAGATCTAAATTCGCAAGCTGCGATTTTGAAAAAGTATGGCGGGGCAGCTGACTACATCGATGCGCCAACAGCTGAAGAACAAAAGCAAGCCCGCATTGCTGGGGAATATGGCAAACAAGCGGGCGCCCTGGTCACTGACTACACAAGTCGGATCCAGGAAGGTCAGACACTGCCAACAGGCTCGATCGAGCAACTTATGGAAATTGCAGAAATGGCTTATCCTTCTATGGGGGGTGTTGAACAAGCCGAGCTAAAAGAAGGCATTGAGGATCTGCAATACATCCAGGGATTAGCGACAGCGGTAAAAGGTGTCGCAAACGTCAAAGGTGTTGACGATATGATAATGATGCTGGAGCAAGGCGACCAGTTTGGTGGCCCAGGTATCCAGCCAAGAGAGCAGCTTGGGTTAGAGTTCTTGCGTGGCTTCAAGGCCAACATGGAGAAGCAACTTGAAACTGATCCAATAGGTTTTGCGTCCACCACAGGTTCGGTCAAAATTGCTCCTATCGACCTGTCTCCCCAAGCTGTACAATCTGGACAAACGGGTGTCGCACAGCGAATACAAAGCGCCGTAGCGGTTCGAGGCCACTATGAGCTGACAGGCCCGATGAAATTGCTAACACCCGCTGAGGTAGCATCTTATGCGCCGTATCTAAATCGCGGATCTGCCATTGAGCGGATGCAAGCAATCAACACAATTACGGAACAGTTTGGCGAATTTGCCCCAGCTGTACTGCAACAACTTGCGCCAGATGCGCCAGTGGCTATGCATGTTGCTGGGCTTATGCGTGATGGGATCGGCCCAGAAGCTGAGATCATTATGAACGGGATCGAGGAGATTGCGCAGAATGGCAAT